AGGATATATAAATACATCTCTACATAATGTGATTTTGCCATGAACGCTGGAAAGGTTACTATTGTTACTATTCAAACCAGAACTACTTAATATCCAGTTAAATTCTGTAACACCGCCATCCAATTCACCGACATCATTAGCAAATCCAATAGATATTCCAGATACATCTACGCTTGTGTCTTTATCTATCAAACTCATAACTGCCTTTTTTCCGTCAGGGATGGCATCTGATATATACCGATAGGACATGCTAAATTTTGCAGAATTAAAATCCAGCAAATTCTTCCCCTGCTCCACAACGCTCTCCGTCCCAGCACTAACAATTTCCCCGTCAATGACCTCAGAATGACCGCCTATTAACTTCACGCTCATCAGCTTACCGCCCGTAGGCACTGTCTTTGCATATGCCGTTTCGCTGTCGGTTTCAAACTGGTGCGTGATACCCTGACCGATGGAATACAGTGCGTCCACACGTCTTTGCAACTCTTTGTCTGTTAGCTTTACACGCCCTATCTCCGCCGTATTCTCAGCGATTTTTCCGACAGCTGTAGTGTAGTCCTCAGGCAAGCTGTCAGCTATGGATTGTGCCGTCTGTGCAGCGGTTTCAGCGGCTTTGCGGTCTGTGGCAACCTGTGCAGCATGGTCTGCGCCGTCTATCTCCATGCCCTCGACCGACACAGGTCTGGCATTTGTTTCACCGACATAGCCCAGCAGGGCTGTGCTTAGGGTTACGTCATAATCTGAATTTAATGTTATCGTCATTTAATCACCCCTCTTTACTCTATTGCAATATAATCAACATAGTATGTTCCTGTTGGAACGGTTTCCAATGTTGGCCCGTTATTAGCTCCCATGCAGACACTCATATAGTATGACGTTCCTGACCCATAAACGTGGGTGCAGTAGTTCTGATATGGTGTTGGTGTGTCTGTCTGCCGTAGCGTTGCTATTACCTGTTTAGGTGCAAAGGTCAGTCCAAGCGGTATCTGCATCAGTGGATTCGCTTTCGTCATCTTGTATTCCACAGTGCCATAGTGTATCTTGCCGGCTCGGCTCAGTATCTCATCGATTTCCTCGCCTGCGTGTTGCATAGGATAGTCGTTGATATCTTGCGCCAATGTCAAATTTTCATCAGCCATTATCTCGCCCCCCTTAAAGCTGTTCTTCTACCGACAAACCTACCGCCGAAATATCAGCACTCAGTCCGCCGTCAAAGTTAAAACCAAGATTTGTTATCGGTATATCATAGCTGTCTGTGCCGTTGGTGTATGTCACCACGTCACCTATGTCGAAACGTGGGTCACCAAGTCTGTGGTACAATTCGGTAGTGTACCACGAAAAACCTCCTATCCTGCGCCATAGAGATCGCAAAAGTGACTCTGTCATGTATGGATTTTCAAACTCTAGCACACGTCCCTGTGTTGTATCTGTCACACCAAGCGACAACGTTTCATCGTCACTGACTTTGCAGATAATGCCCACGATAGCGTTCTGCCTTTCAGACAGTGTTGGCAGGTCTATTGTGTTGTTATCAAGCGTTTTCACGCTCGAGCCGTACCATTTTCGGACGTACCGCCCGAAGCGGTCAACATACCCGAACTGCCCCTGAGCTGAGGCAAGGTAAGACAGCATTTGCCGCATGGTCACGTCCTTTGGCACTGAGCTGACCTTGAAATAGAAATACTTTGAGTACAGCACCTTGCCGTTCTTATCTATCAACCTTCTGCCGTTCTTGTCACGCAGTAGTCGCACCTCTGTGTAGTCATTGCCGTTCTGCAATCCTAATTGTCTGCAAATGTCGTCTTCGACGGCTTTATTCCAGTTTGGCATAGGGATATGCGGTACATATGGCTTGTCCGAGAAGTACAGCCTGTCCGCCATTGTCAGCTGGACACTGCCGCCCGACTTTTTCGACTTAACGCAGGTGAAACGTCCCATTGGTATTTTTTCGTCGCCAAGCATCTCTCCAAGCTTGCTTATCTGCTCCACTGTCAGCTTTGAAAGCTCAGCGTAGGTGTAGGATTCTAGGGTGGAGTAGGTGGTAAATGCCGAGCTGTCTTTCATATACAAACTGAAAACATACTCATTCCCAAGATACTTAGTTCCGTCGTCAACCAGTTCCGCCGTCACACTCTGAGAGCAGACAGCTCCAAGCTCTATATCATCACTTAGAGAGGTTGATTGAATGTCTGTCTGAACGTTCTGAATGCCGTCATATGCCACAGGTTCTCCGCTCTGAACGTCCTCTATCCACATACCCCACAAGGCTTTGTAACTCTCTATCCTGCTTGTTATCTCATTGCTTGCTATGGTGTACATATGCCCTCCTAACGTTCTGCGAATGTGACAGTACAGCTCTTGTAATACTCACCACCGTCAAGTCTGACAAGCCCCTGCGGTACATAGTCGCTTGCGTTGGCAGATATAGAATAATACTTGCCATTGTGCCAAAACTCCAGTTCTGCAAAGTCGGGTCCGTCCTCGATAAGGGATTGTATCTCGGCCGAATCTGCGACAGGAAGCATTGTCCACTTGCAAGGCAGTTTATATTTGCAGAACTTTCTTGCACCCACAAACAGACCTGTTGTATTCACTCGTCCTGAACCTGCCGTCCATTCGTAACAGTTTACAGGGCTCCAGCTATCAGGGTCAGGGTCTGTCACCCACACGCCGTTTATCTTTAGCAATGTTCCTGTCAAAATGCACTCACTCCCGTCTTACGTTTATACTGATTGTTGCTGTCCTGCATACACTTGAAAAGCACCTTGCTGTCAACTGTTCCGAAGAACACAGGATCATAAGCTTTCAGCCAATCAAGTATAGCGTTCAGCACCCTTAACACCTCGTCAAGCTTGCCGTTATCAAACATACCTTGCAGTTTGCTCAGCGGTGAAATTACCTCAGGGTCTGCTTTTGCGTTCCTGTTATCGCCCACCATTGCAAGGGTCGGTGCTGTCGCAAGTCCACCTGTGGCAAGCTTTGGTATCTCAGGTATGCTTATTGTGTCAAGGTCAAAGCCGAAGGTTTCTCCGCCTATGCCAGGCACCCAATCAGGCACATCAAAACTCAGGCTGTTAATGCCGTCGATTATCCAGTTGACCGCACTTTCAATAGCACTGGTCATTTTGTTTACTGCACCGATAATTAGGTTTATAGGTGCTTTCACAACGCTGTAAAGCGTATCCCACACGCCTTTGAAGATCTTCTTTACACCCTGCCAAGCCTTTTTCCAATTGCCTGTAAAAATGCTCTTGACGAACATTATAATGCCGTTGAGAATGGTCTTTACGCCTCCGAAAGCGTCTGAAAAGGTCTTTTTGAACCACTTGCCTATGCCTTTGAAGACGCCCTTGACAGCGTTAAGAAGCTTTGTGAAGATCTCCTTTATCTTTGCAATACCCTCAGATACGGCATTGTACAGACCTTGTATGATATATCCGCCCATTTCAGCCATGACCTTACTAGGGCTGTGAATACCAAAACAGTTCTTGAAGCCCTCAATAAATGGTGTAAGAACATGGTCATAAAGCCAAGTGCCTATGCCCTTGAAAGCGTCAACGATACCTGTGAAAAGCCCCTCAACGATATTGCCGCCACAGTCCTGAATTTTCTCTGTGAAGTAATCACGGATACTGAAAACAGCGTCCTTTATAAAACCCCACAGCACCGATACCGCACCGCCAATGGCTGAGCCTATGGCTTTGAAAAGCTTTGTGGCAATGCCGCTCCAATCTATTGTAGAAATGAACGTCCACAGCTTTTCACCTATGCCCTGCCAATTTACAGTTTGCAGGAAGTTTATTGCCGTATCAAGCAGACCTTTCACGCCCTCAGAGATAGTCGTTCCTGCTTTGCCCCAATCAATCTCATCAAACCAGCCGTTCACAGAAGTGCCTATGGACGAGCCAAAGCCCGACCAATCAAAGGTGGTAACGAATGAATAAAGATAGTCGATGATAGCTTGCCATTTTGAAGCAAGGGTCTTGCCGATAAGCGACCAATTCGTTTTCTTTATACCGCCGTTAAGAAAATTAGCCGTACCCTTGCCGAAGCCTGCCCAATCAAACTTCTTCATAAAGCGGTATCCTGCGCCAAAAATAGTGTTTATACCGCCGCCGAAGCTGTCACCAAGTCCTGTCCAATCAACGCCGTTTATAAAGCTGTTCAGACCGTCTGTAAGCTTATCCACAAAGCCATTCAGCTTTTTCTGAATACCGTCCCAGTTGATGTATGCGAAAGCTCCGTTGACCTTTTCAGCCACAAGAGAGCCAACTCCTGCCCAATCGCCTGACTTAATGGCGTCTTTCATACGCTCCGCCCAATCTGGAAGCTGAACATTGTCGCCGTTTATGGCTGAGTAATCAATGCCGCCCTCTGAACTGTCTGTATCGGACTTGCTCTGATCCGGTGCAACTCTTACAACGTCAAAGTCTGCAAGGTAAGTGTCCTGAGTTTTCTTTATCTTCTCCGCTGACTTCTGAGCCTGCTTTGTCGCCTGCAAGGACTTCTGATAGGTGGTGCCGAAAAGCTCAGAGATAAACGCCGCCACAGTTTTTGTCGCCGTCGCTACGCCAGTCATAAGCGTATTGAGATACGGCATAACTGTGTTCATTATCGGTGTGAAAGCTATGGTGAGGTTTGCTTTAATTTCGTTTAAGGACTTGGCAAATTCTTCGTTGCCTGAAACAGCGTTTGATACAAGTGACTTTAAGCCTCTGAAAATTGCATATGCACCAGCCATTAGAAACACTGATTTTGCCGCCCTTTTGAGAGAGTTTGTCAGCCGTGACAATGGCTTTGAACTGCCGTGTATAACGCTTGTGAGCTTGCTGAACTTTGCTTTCACAGTTTCAACAGCCTTTGAGCCAACAGACTTCATTGCTTTGAATGATCCTACAAGTGTAGTCTTTACAAGGCTTGCCGCTCTTTTTACCGCAGAAGATATCACAGAGAAACTTTTTCCGCTCTCTTTGATTTTTGCACTTAATTTGTCGCTCGTATCATACAGACCTATCAATTGGCTTTTCAATTGTTCGATTTTATTTGACAACTTTTCTGATTCCATTGCGTCATCAGTTGTTGCCAACTTAGTCTGTAATCTTTTTATTTCAGCTTCTGTTCGCTCAATAGCGTTTTGGTTTATCTCAAACTTTTGCTTGAGCCTTTCCAATGGGTCGGCAGCGGTTTTAAAATCCTCTGATATTTTCGCTGCCGCCGAAAGTGCTTCTGTTCTCAGCTTTTCAGCCGCACTGCTAGCTGCTTGTTCTGCTTCTGCAACAGCGGTGGCTGCTATTGCTTCGGTATCCAATGCTTGTGCATTGCTTAGATCTCCTATCTTGGCTTTTGTCTTGTCGATAACAGCCTGTTGACGTATCATCTGAGCTTCTACACTATTCAGCTTTTCAATGAGTTTATCAATTCCGCTATCATCTGTATCAGCAAGCTGACCGTTAAGCTCTTTATACTTAGCCTGCAACAGGCTCATTTTTTCCGTTGCATTTTCGAGCTGGAGATTAAGCCTTTCAAATTCACTTTCAGGTATTTCAAAATCACCAAAGCTCTCTGTCGCTGTTTTAGCCGCCTCGTCAGCCTTTGCCGTAATTTGCTGAGCGATATCATCAACCTCAGCCTCTATCTTATCAGGGTCATACTCAGGATTGTAATGTATCTGCACAACTTTAGGCTTGATGTTTTCGATTTGGTCGGTGGTGTTTTTTATATGCTCATTGGCTTTATCAATTTCAGACACCACCTTTGCAGTAGCCTCCTGCATACTCTTCTGAGCGATCTCCGACGCACTGCCAAATCCCTCGTCTATGGCTTTAGCGGTCTTATCCATAGCATTCTCAACAGCTTTCTCTGCCTGCTCTACTGGCTTTGAAAAGCCGTTCTGTATGCTTGCAGATATCTTGTCAAGCTGCTCCTGCACCTTGTTTTTTATCACAAGGTCAAGAGATATAACACCAACGCTTGCTCCGTCTGCCATTACTTATCACCTGCCTTTCCGAACATTCCCTTGAACAGCCTTTCAAAGTATCTCGCAGTTTCAAGCTTGTCCTGCTCTGTGAACGTTTCTCTTGCTTTCTGACTTCTGAACGCCGTCCATTCTGAGCGTATCTGCTTTTCAAACCTGTCGAAATTCTTTATGATATCCTTGTTGTCCTCGCTCCTGATACGAACGATCTGACCCAGTGGTGTATCGTGCATAATCCCTGCAACGAGCCTGTACCAATCGCTGTAATGCAGATTTTCCTGCTCTGAGGGCAGGATATTGTACTGCTTTGCAATGGACTGTATGATAAGCTCTCGGTCATAGTCAAGATCGTACCAGCTTTCTTCAAGCTTACTCTGCGTTTTCCTGCGGAAATCGAGCCTCTGTCTTTTCTGCGTCCTCGCCTGTTACCGCTGAGATAACAAGAGTGAAAAGCTGCTGATATGCCGCCCAAGGCATATTCATTGCCTCTATCTCCTTGTAGTCCTTTGATGCGAACGCAAGCTTGAAAACCTCGTCTATCATATCAAGGTCTTTCTTTTCAGCGTTCTTGTCGCAGATGTCAAGTATCTTCTTGACAGTTTTCTGCCTGTCGTCCACAGGGTAGACCTTGTCGCCTACTCTTATCTCAGGTGTACCTGTAAGAAGCTTGCTGTCGAGTGTATACATCTTTGCCATAGTTATTGTCCTTTCTGATATATAAAATTAGGAGAGCGCTTTGAACGCTCCCCTGTTTTGTCTGTGTTCTTACGCTGCCGCCTCAGTAAACTCAGGCTTGCCGTCGGAAGCAAAGTCGAACGCAAGCGGCGCAACTGCTGTCGAATCTCCGCCACCCCATTCTGTTACGCTGACAACGCCCTTGATAACAAGCTTTGCTCCGCTTGGAAAGTTCCACACAAGGGTTGTGGTCGCCGCAGCACCTGTTTTGAGTGCAAGGCTCTCGATGTAGTCATTGCCTGCGTCACCGACGTTTCTCTTGCCTGAGATACTGATAGTGATAGACTTACCAGTGAGCAAACGTCTTGTCCACCCCTGCTGATCAAAAGGCTTCCACTCCTCGATATTGCCGTCAATGGATACTGAAAAGCTCTCCATATCGGCAATAGTCACAAGATTGCTCTCTGTCGAGCCGTCGCCGCCTGTCTTGTCTATCTTGAACTGGTTTTCATATACGGGATAAACTCCTGTTGTGTTTGCCATACTCATTCATTCCTTTCGTAATATACTGTTGCCTCGATAACATATTCACACACGCCTCGCTCGTCCCTGCCAACAGAAACAGGCTCTTTGCATTCGAGATACTTTACCGTAAATCCATCACCCTTATACTGACGTATATCGGATAGGATATCAAGAATGCTTTGAGCCTTTATCTCTGCCTGCGTGGGAGCATCAGTCCAATGAATAAGCACCGAGATATGTTTTTCAAGTGTTTTTGTGCAGGCTTTTCCGCCTATGCAGATACGCTGTGGCTTTGAGGTCTTTGCGTTGTACACGCCTATGCACTTGTCAAGGTTGCCGTCAATAGTGCCTGCATACACGTCCTGCAAGTCAAGGATATCGCTCAGCATATCCGCTATGTTAAGTAAAGTCATACGCCTGTCCTCTTTTTGAACTCTGCCACAAACTCATTCTTGGCAAGGTCCTTTTTACTGCCTGTGATATATGGTTCAAGCCAAGCCGCACCTGCGTTTTTGTTCTTCTTTTGAAAATGATACTCAGGGTGATAATACAGACGTCTTGCCTGCGGAGATTCTGATGTTACCAAACTTGCTCCATTTTCGTCAGCGTGAACAAAAGTATGATCATTTTGCATAATGCCTGTATCGAACGGCATTGTCTGAGCACTTACAAGGTCTGTCCTCACCTGCTCCATAGCCACCTCAGCGGACTTCACAGCAGCGTCTTCGATAGCCTTTATTGCCTGCATATCAAGCTTTATTTCAATGCCCACTATATCAACTCCAATCTTGTGTAATTCACCCTGCCGTCAGGGTCTTTGGCTTTCTCAGAGCCATATATCTTGTACGTCCTGCCGTCTATGACCGCATAGCCCTCTATAACAGCGTTATCAGGGGCGATATCTCCGCAGAAAAGAGCCTCGCCTGACAAGGTTATAAGCTGTTTCTCTGCGGATAATTTCTGCCTTGACTTCTCAGTGTGAAAGCATTTGCCCTCAAATATGACCGTCTGCTTCTTTGAGCCGTCACGATTAAGTCCGTCCGTTCGATAGACCTTGCAGGGCGTTTTGCATACCCTTTCAGGTACAAGCTGAGGAAACTTCATCACATCAGCCCCCTGTAACATAGTCCTGTCTGCATAAGCACATTGTAGACCTGACGTGTTGTGATAACGCCGTCAAGAGATACCACCCTTGACTTATCGAATGACATTGAAACACCGCTTATGCTGTAAGCACTCAGAGGGCTTTCTAACAGCTCCGAATTGTCATAGATGAATTTCATCTGCAATGCTGTGGAACGCTTTATACGCTCTCTCTGAAAGTCTGTGAAGCTGTCAATGCCCTCTGCTGTTATGCGGTTGAAAGTCAGCGTGTCGATATCGCTTTCAGCTCTTTGCCGAATAGCCGAGAACTGTTCTTCGGAGATATCACACTCAGGACAGATATTGCAAAACTCAGTAGAGGTGAGGTACATATCCCTCACCCCTTACTCGCTGTACTCTGCTGTGTCAACGTCAGCGTAAATGCTGTCTATCTTTCCGTCCTTGCCGTTTGGGAAAGTGAAAACATCTGAGAACGCTCTGTTCTGATAGAGCCAGCCGTCACCCTCTGTGTGTCCGCCCGGAGCAAAGCTGTAAATGCTGTTGATCTTAGGTACTATCTTTGTGGTCTCAGGTGTTGCGATAAGCACGTTTATCTTATGCGAACCTGCGACCTTTTCATAGTAGGTATCAAGTGCAGACTTGCTAGGTGTGCCTGATACCTTAGTGTAAGAACCGCTTGATTCGGTGTAATACTCCTTGCCGCTCACGATATCGGTATCAGCGGTCTTTACATAGCTTGCAGCGCAAGGCTCAAAGCCGCCGTCCTCAGGGTCAAAGTTGAAGCGGTCATAGAAACGCTCATCATCAATGACCTCCATGATAGGCACTCCGTCAATGTCGGTCACTCTTGTTCTAAGACCAAGTCCTCCCTCTGCGATCTGCGTCATTTCGATTTTTCTCGTGAACTTGTCAGACTGCTCAAGCAGGTCCATAATTGTGGAAGTCACATACATGATAAGAGAGCCGTTTGCCTTGTATCTTCTCAGCTTGCCTGCTGAAAGAAAGCCTTTGAGCTTATCAAACACGTTGCCCTTTGTATATGATGAAGCGGCTGTTGATGAGTGATAGCCCTCAAGCTCTGCCGCTCTCTGAGCTGTCTTTGAGAAGAACAGAGCGTCCGTTTCGGGAGCAGACTGTGTTTTCTCGAATACCTCCGAGATATTCTTGATAGACGCTGTGGAGTTTGTTTCGTCAACGTCAGCCTTATCCACAAGAAACTCAACATCACGATCGTGTGTAAGAGTGAAAGGCACGTCCGTCTGAACATACTTACCTGTGTTCCAGCCGCCGTTTCTGTTGTGGCTCTTGTAGCCTGATGTTGACATCTGTGTGAAGTGGAAAGTCTTTGTGTCAAGCCACCTAACGTTCTGTGTGATGAACGGGCTTGACAGTGTTTCCTGAATCCTTATCTCCAAGAGTTCGGGGTTCCATACTTCTGCGTAATTAAGATTTGGCATGATTCATTCCTCCTGTTTTTACTTGAATTTGTTCCAGCGTTTTTCCGCTGTTGGTTTGCTCTGTGGCTTCTTTTCATCAGTATCCGAAGATCCTGCACCGACCTTGAAACCGCCCTGCTTTTTGCCGTCGGGCTTTTTTCCACCCTCGCCTTTCATGTCTGGATACTTCTTCACCACCGCAGAAAGAGCGGTGTTGATATCCTGCTGACTGCCGTTTCTCACATAGCTTTCAGCCACCGCAACGGCGTCCTCGATACAGTCGGGCTTGATACCAAGCTGCATAGCGGCTATCTGAGTTTTGAGTCTGAGTATCTCCTGATCTTTTTCGTCAGGTGCGTTCTCGGCATTGTCCTGCTTGTCGGACTTATCCTCGCTTGGCTGTTCCTGCTTATCTTCCGCAGGCTTGTCGGCACCCTCACCGTTCTCGTCAGCCTGACTATCGTCCACCGCAGGCTGTTCCTTGTCGGCAGAGTTCTCATCTGCCTTGTCCGCAGGCTTTTCCTCAGCCTTTGGCTCGTCCTTTTTCTCCTCGTGAGTATCGGGAGTTTTCTTCTCCTCCTCATCAGTGAGTTTCTTTTTCTCGTCCATTTTCTGACCTCGCTTTCTTAAATTTGTGTATGAAAAAAGCACCCGTTAAGGTGCTTAGTTCCGATATTTGGGTATAAAAATACCGCCTCGCCGTAGCGGAGCGGTCAAGAAAAAATATTATCAAGATCTATTTCTGATTTAACGAACACAGCCCCAACGTCATAATCATCATATACATCAATGTCCTTACCGTCTTTTGTATATGTCTGAATCGTAGAGCCGTCAACATCAATTAACAGCTTATTTTTCTTTGCGTCAGGAAAACTACGCTCGATCAGTTTGCAAGCTTTTTTAAACTCACTTTGACTATTATCCTTGAAAATCGTATAATCAAATTTTGTCATATCAAGCCCTCCTTTATAAGCCGTAGTTCTTGTTTACTTCGTCATTTGTTTTTGACGCAGTTTCTAAAATATCTTTTAAAGCTTCGTCTTTTGTCATGTTCTTGCGCTTCATTTTATCCTTTAATAACTTTTCAAACGTTGGTGCAGGACGTTTTTCATCAAGCATCATAGCCGTTTTCTTATCAGACATAGCAACGCGAGCTTCGTGTTTATAGTAATTTCTCAGTTCAAAAGCCTGCTTGACCTGTTCTTCAAAGGGTTTTGTTTTATCTATCTGATTAGGGATATCCGTTACATTTGCATAATACCATTCACGAACATGCTGACTGTCAGCTTGTGTTATCGGTTTTCCAAGATATTTTTTCAACGTATCTTTGTCTACCTCTATTATACCACTTTTTCCCGATTTGTCAACACCACCACCATAATACTTCTCCCTGCTATGATCCCTATGCAGCACCTCATTATGCTCCTCAACGAACACCTTTAATTCGTGCTGAGCCTGCCTGAGCTTTCGGCGGTATTCCTTGGCTGTATCAGGGTCGCAGGTGCCTGCCGCAAAGCGTTTTAGCTTGCGGACTTTCCGCTCCATTGCACGCTGTTTCTGCTCAAGTTCTCGCTGCTCTTTTATCTTCTCCGCCGGTATCGGCTCAGGTATCTGCGTTCTGCCGTGTATGTACTGCGTCATTGTGTGACGGCAGTTGGGGTGGAAAAGCCCGTTCTTTACGGCGTACGACAGCAGCCAAAACCACTCACCGCAGTAATTTGACTTGCCTTGAAACTCGTCCTTTTCCCCCTCCCATACCGTGAATACATCATCAATGTATACTTGACCTTGCCAAGGCTCACAGGTCTTTGAACAGCCGCCATACTGCGACACAAGCACCGTATCATACCCGAGCTCTGCAAAGCGTTTCGCCGCACCCTGCAACGCTGCCCTTGTGGAAGTTGTCCTAAGAGCCATTCGCACATAGTCTGCAATGTTCACTCGCTTGCCGTCAGCGTATACGATACAGTTTATGCCCTTGTCGAGAAAGTCCCTTGTGGCAAGGTCGATAGCCTCGTTAAGCGTCATAGAGCCTGTTCCCATTGCAAGCTGTACCCTATTCAAAGTCTGCCTGTAAATATCGTCTGTCATTCGCAGAGCGGCTGTTTCAGCGGTCTTTTCAAGGGTGGTGACGTCTTCCATAAGCTTTGCCATTTTCTTTTCGTTCACGCCAAAGAAATGCTTGTCGGGGATAGGTGTTATAGGCTCGTCAGAAAGCTCCTGGGCACTCCTTTGTGCCTGCTGCTGACCCTCTTGAAACTGCTCCGTCATAAGCTGTCTTGTCTGATCGTCGATAACGTCAACGTACTCGTTCATAATGTCGAGGTTTTCACGGCGGAAGTTCTCCATATTTTTCAGTTTCTCAGCCTGCCAAGCAGACCATTCAAAGCCGTAACGCTGTTCCTCCGCCTTGTGCCTTTTGAGATTGCGTTTCAGTGAAGATATGAGCCTTAGCTCTATCTCCTCAAATATTTTTGCGATGTCCTTAAAATTAAGCGTACTCATCACCTACCGCAGTAGGCTCACCCTCTGTAAGCCCCTTTTCCTGCATTATCCGCTTGACCTCTGCGGCTTTCCAATCGTCCTCTTTAGAACTGCCCCACAGCTCCTCCACCTGCGTTTCAACTGACATAATACCATACGTGCTTGCTTTGCCCACAGTTTCAACTCTGCTGTCAAAGTCAGGCGCACCATACTCGCCGAAGTCAACTGTCACCTCATAAGTCTCAGGGGCTTTGCCCTGCATATTGTCATAGGTCATAAGCACCGCAGAAACAAGCTGTGGCAGAGCCTTTTCAAGAGCCGTTGTGATAGTGTTTCGGGTGTTGCCTGTGACGTCTTTCTTCTCTCGCTGAGCGTCTGCACTTGACATCTTTCCAACATCTATGCCCAGCGTGGCAGGAGATACAAGCCCTTGCAGACACATAAGCAGGCAATTCGTATAGCTTGCCACAAACGCCTCATACTTGATATCAGGCTGAACTACTTCTATCTTAGGCGCTGCACCCTCTGCCGAAAGTGGTGGGTCAATGCTTATGTAACTGTTGCCGAACTGGTTAGGTGCTTTAAGCTTACCGCTTGCAGGATCTCTAGGTATCATGCTTTCGGGAATATACTGCTTTACCCTGCCTGCTCTGATAGCGTCCCACCATTGTGAGATCACCTCGTCCAAAGCGTCAAAGCAATCAGACTTACCGCCGTCAAAAATGCTCTTGCCCCTGTTCGGATACTTTCGTGATGAAAAGAATTTCAGCGGCACAGCCATTATATACTCGCCCTCAAACTCAGTTCGGGGCGGTATCTGTGCAAGGCAAGGCACGTTGTCCAAACCGACCTCGTGACCGTTATCGTCATACAGACGGCTTTCTATGTATCCCTTGCCGTAATGCTCTTCAAGGTGAAATCTCTTTGAGCCTGCATAATGCACAGAATGAAAAACGACCTCGTTCAGCAGACCTCGTACAAAGTTATACTCCACTTTGTCAGCACCGATAAACTCGACTATTGGCGTATCAGAAAGCTCAGTATCCACCGATATCTTGAAAGCTCCGTCGCCGTCAACAAGTGCGGTAACTATCGCCTTGCCTGTCAGCTCTGTGAAGTCTATATGCTCGGAAATATTATCAAAATCAGCCTTTGCTTTGTCCCCTGTGACCTTGATATCGTCCATATCAGAATAGACAATGTATGAAAGCGTATCGGCGATTATTGCAGGCAGACCGCTATGTATCTTGCGTATCTTTTCTTTCTCAGGGACGCTGCTCCAGAATGAATTTGTGCCTAAGTTAAGCTGACGAAAGAACTGTGAAAGCTCTGCGGCGTCACCACGATACCAAAGCTGTGACCTTATCACATCGGTCATAAAACCTGTTTTCTCTGTGATAGTTATACTGTATTCGGGTGCAGGCTGGATATCAAGCCAGTTTCTTATCATATTTTTCACCTTGCTTCCTATGCTGAATTTAATCAATCTTCACACTTCCTATCTTGTCACGATACGGCAGCCAAGCATACTGACAGGAATTGATAAGGTGGTCGTTGCCGTCCTCCGGCTCAGCCTTATCCTCTTTCCAACTGTATATGTTAAGCTCGCCTACGTACTCCTTGCAATGCTCAAGGATATAAAAATCACCTGCCGCCAGCCAAGCTGACTGCAAGTGTATTCGGTCGATTATTTTCGTTTTCTTGAATGCCGGGATAAAATTATATATACTGCCTGTGAGCCGTCTGAACTTCTGACATTCAAGTATGGTCGCCTGATCTGCGCTGTCGATATATACATCTCGTGCAAAGCCCCACGTCCTGCGGCTTTTCTCCAAGAACGCCGTGAATATTTTCGGTATGTCGGAGGGTGTGAGCGGTACTTGTCTGTCACGATTGTTATACACTTCCTCATCAAGAGTGACGCACTTTCTGTCAGCCGTTATGCCCACAAAGGTGAACGCTATGGTATCAGGTGAGGATTGCGAGTAAGCGGTGTCAAGCCCGGCTGAGAAGTACACATAATTGAAAGC